TAAAGATTTAAAGGCTGCTAAAACCCCAGAAGAGAAAAAAAGAGTACTACAAAGTATCTCAAGCCAAATCAGCAGATCTAAAGGTATAGAATAATTTACATATAATATAGAAAGTAGGGTATCTTGAAAAAGATGCCCTTTTTCTTTGGAGGTATAAAATCCCCTTCGTAACTTCCACCTACGCGGGTTGGGAAAAAGGGAATGGGGAGAATGGGGAAAACGGCGGAGGGTTGGGGAACGGGAAAGCACATATATTTATATATAAACATATATTATGAGATACAAAAATAACGTATTAGATAAATTGACACAACTAGAAGCTCTAGTAACTAAAGTTCAATTTCAAGTAAACAGAGGTATTCAACAAGATACTATTTTAGAATCTGTTGAAGAATTAAAAGAACAAATTGAAAAAACACGTGAAATGGTTGCTTTAGAACCTGATGAATTTGCAAACCAATTTGCGGGACGATAAGTTATGTGGTTAACATTATTAATTGTACATATTATTGAATTAGCTATTGTTGGTGGTATTTTATTAATTAGACGTAATGCTGCACTTGAAAAAGCAGTTATTGAACAACGTCAATATGTAGATGCTATTAGTATTATAGTTGCTAATTCAGATGCTAAATTAAGAGAATTAGATATTCAAGGCGCATTTGAAGCAGATGATGAGGTAGGAACATTCTTTAATAATTTAAAGGAAATCCAAACCATCATAAGTGATTTTAATAATTCTAGAAACTAGTTTGGTTACGTAACTTTCCTTCCATACATTGGGAGTAAAATTAGGAAATCACTATGTCATATTATGATAATTACGGTGCTGATATTTTCGCCGATGATGATAAATTAGCACTTACTAAACGAGGTAAACCGCGTAAGCGTAAACCAAAAGAACCTCGTATTTATTTCACTCAAGATACTGAAGACGCTATTGTAGAATATTTGGCTTGTATTGATCAAGCTGAACGTAATCGCATTTATAACGACCGTATTGAATATGGTTTTTATAAATTGTCCGAAAACATTATTCATACATTTAAGTTCTATTATACTGATACTGACACTATTGAGGAATTAAAGCACGAGGTAATTACATTCCTACTCGAAAAACTCCACTTATATAAACCTGAGAAGGGTAAGGCATTCTCTTATTTTGGTACTATCGCCAAACGTTATCTTATTGTATATAATGAAAATAACTACAAGAAACTTCAAGAAAAAGTTGATGTAGATGAATCTGATGAAGAGCAGATGTCGTTATATGAAAATGATAAGAACATTGAGAATATGTTGGATGGTAATACATTCATGGATCAATATATTAGATATATAGATAAACACCTATTTAGATTATTTCCTAAAAAACAAGACGCTCAAACAGCAGATGCTATTGTTGAATTATTTCGCAAACGTGAAACGTTAGAAATATTTAATAAAAAAGCATTATACATTTATATACGTGAAATTACTGACGTATCAACACCTCAGATTACTAAAATTATTAAAAAACTTAAATTAATATATATTCAGCTATATAATGAATATTACGAGCACGGGCATATAAAGATTTAGTTATTTATATTTATTGATAAACGCATTTATGGCAAATTTTGATGACGTGACAGTATTCGGTAGCACGTCTCTATCGGATCTGTTCAAACAAATACACAAGAATAACAAAGATATCGACAAACAAATCGGTGATTTCATTGATACTATGAAACCAATGGCGACAGCTAACGCGGGTTCTGCAACAATGTTGATGCCTACTGTCAAAGATTTAATTGATGTTAATGTAAAAAATAACGAACAATTAATTAAAATGGCAGCTATCGCGCAACGTGCGGTGGCTGTTAGTAATAATTCAAATAACGAACTTATTGATATGAGTGAGATTGAAGCTTTGTTAGCTGAACAGAAAGAAGTTCAAGAACAAGGAAAAAAACTATTAGAACAAGCACCTGTTGTTGCAATAAATAACTAATATGAAGTATACTATTGGATCAGCAAACTCTTATAAAGGATTTGGAAATAATAATTTCTCAAATATTCCTCCTCCAGTTACTGGTAGAGTATATGGTATTGTTACAACTAAAGATACACCTACAAAAGCAATGTTTGAAAAAGTAGGTGGTTTTAATGCTATTGGAACTATTTTTTACATTAATTATAATGAATCAATTGGTATTGCTGGGCGTACAGATGATGCTTTTTTGAATAGTTGTAGTATTGCTAAACCATTATCATCTCAAATAGCAAATTATCCTGTATTGGGTGAATTAGTTAATATTTTAAATTTACCATCCTCAGACACTCAACAATCTCCTGCCTCTACCTTTTCATATTATACTCTTATAAATTTATGGAATAGTGTTCAACAAAATGCCCAACCAGCAAATTATGATGCTAACCTAGGTATTACATTTGTTGAAAATTCAAATGTTAGATCACTATTACCTTTTGAAGGTGATTATATAATACAAGGCAGACAAGGTGGATCTATAAGATTTAGTTCTACAACAAAATTATATAGTGATTCAAATGAATGGAGTAGTATAGGAAAAGAAGATAGTCCTATTACAATAATAACAAACGGACTTAAATTTGATCCTAAGAAAAGTTATTATGTTGAACAAATAAATAAAGATGACTCTTCACTTTATCTAACATCAACACAACAACTACCATTACAAACAGATAAAACAGGAATATTAAATCCACTTACTAATCCTATTGATCCATCAAAATACTTTAATTCTCAAGCTATTTTAAATAGTGATAGAATTGTTTTAAATTCTAAAAAGGATGAAGTAATGTTGTTTGCTAAAACAAATGTTGAGATAAGTACTAAAAATATTATTAATTTAAATGCTGATGATAGAGTACATCTTAATGGAGGGAGAGTTTTTTTAGGTACTGTAAATAACCAATTACCAACTGAAAATATAGTATTGGGTGGTAAATTACATGATTTATTACTTAATTTGATGGATACATTACATGAATTTGGAACAGGAATTGCAAGTGCTATTGGCAGCCCTGAAGGAACACCAGCTACTGATATAATAGCTGCTGCTAGAGGTTTATGTACTTCAATTGATAGAATTGAAAAGGATTTAGAAGGAATATTATCACAACAAAACTTTACAGCTTAATGTCTAACACATCTAATATATCATCTGTTATTTCACCTGATGTTTTAAAAACAATATCATCTTCTTCCATAATTAAAACTTTTGGAGATCAATTAAAAGATCAAGCAAAAGAAAAAGTTATTGCTGTTATTAGAAATAAAGCAGGAGAATTAGAAATTGAAAAGAATCAATTAATTGAAGATGAACGCCAAGCAGGTATTAATCATGAGAATGAACTAAAAAGATTAGAAACATTATACCAGCAAGGTCAAATTACTACTAAAGAACAATATGATGAAGCTGTTAGAACAGAAAACGAAGCTTATAGTAAACAACAAGATTCTTTTAAACTTAATATAACAAAAATAAACAAGGATATAGATGATATTAATTTAGATCCTTATAAAAAAATTAAAGAAGATAGAAAAAAAAGAAAAGCACAAAGGCAAGAAAAACGAGCAAAAAATAAAGCTAGAGACACTCAATCAAAAAGAGATCTTAATAAAAAAGTAATAAAAAATGCTAAAAAAACTTTAGCCCCTATTATAGGATTACAAATCGCTAATCAACTTTCTTCTATTATATCTCAAAGATCAAAATTAGAAGAATTAGTAGATCAAGTAAATGCTTATATTGATACAGCTAACACTCCCGAAACTACTACTATTGCTACTAATTTAAGAAACAATACTATTGCTTTAATTAACAGCAGTATTGGTAAATTACAAAATCTACAAACTATATTAAACCAGATAAATACATATCTAGCTATATTTAATGCTATTGTAACAGTTTTATCTGCCATTCCAATCCCAACCTCAGTACCTCCTGGTATTGGTATTCCCGTTAATATAATTACTAGGATTGTTAATACTATTGAAAAAGCTAATAAATTAGTATCTGCATTAAATGTGGTATTAGCTGTTGCTACAATAGCATTAGAAAATGAAGTAAATAAATTAAATGAGTTGATATTAAAATTAAAAAATATTAATTTGGATGGATTAAATAGTAAACAACTATCTGATCTTACTTCATCTATATACAATAATGTAGACCAATTTCCACCATATAAAGGATTTAAATTTAAAATTAAAGAAGAACAAAACCAAGCATTTGTTGTTAAAGGCAACAAACGCCGCTATGCCGTAGCAACTGATCGTGACGGTGTAGAGGTATTAAAAAGCGATTTTTCATTTACACTAGATCCTAATGATTTAGTAGATCAATTAAAACTAGTTATTGATCAACGAAATTTACAAGGATAAAATATTTATAATTATGAACACTAAAGCATTTAAAAGACTAATTAAAGAAGCCGTAATCGATGCTATTCATGAAGAGTTACCATACATTCTTGAAGAGCACATGGCCAAACAAGAAAAAAAATCATTGCGTGAAGGTAGAACAGTAGGTTTTACTAGCGCTGATGTAATGACAGGAGCAGGTAATCCAGACGTTAGATCATCATTACGTAGTAAAATGGGTGAAGCCTTTGGGTTTCAACAACCTCAACAACAATTAAAAGTAATTGATGCTGTTGATGAAACTACTGGTGAAAGGGTAAATCCATTCGCTGCGTTTATTGCTGATGCCGCTGCTAACATGACACCAATGGATAAATCAGGATTAAGAAATTTAGGATAATATGCCACTACCTCAAACAATACGTGTAAATCCGTTAGATTTACGTAGAAATATTGCTATTGGGGTATCGCTACCTTTTAAAGGACCTTTTACAAGTACTTTTACTACTAAGGATCAAATTAAATCTAATTTAATCAATCTTTTACTTACTAATAAAGGTGAAAGAGTAATGAATCCTACTTTTGGATGTGATATAAAAAAACAATTATTTCAAAATATTACTACTGACTTACAACAAAATATTATAAATATTATTGTAGATGCTGTTAGTATATTCATACCTGAAATACAAATTGGATTAATAGAAGTAGTTCCAAATATTGATTATAATCAAATAAGCATAACAGTATACTATAAAATTATTATATCCAACACCCCAGGTCAAGTAACAATCCAATTTGAAACACTTAGATAAAAATGGCAAACGAAGATAAAAATATATCATATTTAAATAAAGATTTTGGTGCATTTAAAACTGAATTACAACAGTACGCTAAAACTTATTTCCCAACAACTTATAATGACTTTACAGAAGCCACACCAGGTAATCTGTTTATTGAAATGGCATCTTACGTTGGTGATGTTATGTCATTTTATTTAGATACTCAAGTACAAGAAAATTTCTTATTATACGCTAAAGAAAAAGAAAATTTATATGCACAAGCATATGTGATGGGTTATCGCCCTAAAGCATCTTATGCTTCAAATACTATTGTTGACATATATCAATTAGTTCCCTCTACTTCTTCTAATGGAGGGGTTACTTACACCCCAGATTATACTACTTATGGAACTATAGTTCCAGCAAATACATCTCTTACTTCTACAACAACTGGAACTAAATTTTTAACAACACAACAAGTAGATTTTACAGATACAGGTAGTACTGAAATTACTTTTGTTAACTCTGACTATTATCTATTTAAAAAATCAGTCCCTGCTATATCAGCAGAAATAAAAGAAACCACAATTAATGTTGGAACAAATCAAAAATTTGCCACTGCAATTATTACTGATACTAATATATTACAAATATTAAATGTTACTGGAAGTGATAGCAATCAATGGTATGAAGTTCCTTATTTAGCTCAAACATCTATATTTAAACCATTAGCTAATCCATCTTATAATACAGATCAAGTACCTTATTTATTACAACTACAAAGCACTCCTAGACGTTTTGTTTCTAGAATTTTGTCAGATAATACTTTAGAATTAGAATTTGGAGCTGGATTATCTTCAAATAAAACCGATACTCAAATAATTCCAACTCCATCTAATATTCAAGCTGGTGTTGTACCTGGTATTTCATTATTAACAAATAATTATAATGAAGCTGGTACTTTTTTTACCCAAGAATATGGTTTAGTACCTAACGGTGATCTAACAGTAAAATACTTAGTTGGTGGTAGTATTACATCAAACGTACCTGCTAATGATTTAACTACCATAGATACAACTGGAGTAACATTTCCTGGTGGTGGTGGTGGATTAAATGATGTTGTATTGCAAAGTATAGTATCATCAAATCCAAATCCATCTTCTGGTGGTAGGGATGGTGATACTGCTGATGAAATTAGACAAAATGCTCTATATGCTTTTTCAACTCAATTAAGAGCTGTAACTAAAGATGATTACATAGTAAGAGCAATGTCAATGCCTGCTGATTATGGTACTGTAGCTAAAGCATATATTTCACAAGATTTAAATACAAATCCTCAAGAAACTGTAGCTCATACAAACCCTTCAAATCCATTAGCTTTGGATTTATATATTTTATCTTATAATAAAAATAAACAATTAACATCAGCAACTCCAACATTAAAACAAAATTTAGTAACTTATCTAAATCAATATAGAATGGTTACAGATGCTATTAATATTAAAGATGCTTATTATATTAATATCGGACTTAATTTTGATATTATTGTATTAAGTGGATATTCTAATAAAGATGTAATAACTAATTGTATAGCAGTATTAAAAGATCATTTTAATATAGATAAATGGCAAATAAATCAACCAATCACCTTATCAGACATACAATCAAAACTTTTACAAGTTAAAGGTGTACAATCTGTTGTAAAATTAGAAGTAATAAACAAACAAGGAGGAGATCATTCTCAATATGGGTATGATATTGCTGGTGCTACTAAAAATGGAAATGTTTATCCTTCATTAGACCCAGCTATATTTGAAATTAGATTCCCTGATACTGATATAAACGGTAGAGTAGTAGTAAGTTAAAAATTAAAAATAATAAAGTATGAATTTAGACAAATTAAAAGGACATGTTCCTGATAAAGTAATTGAACAAATCCCTAGTGTTATGGAAAAATTCCAAATTAACACTCCACTACGTTTAGCACACTTTTTAGCTCAATGTGGTCATGAATCTGGTGGTTTTCGTTTAACTAAGGAAAACTTAAATTATAGTGCTAAAGGTTTAATGGGTATTTTTAAAAAATACTTTCCAAATGAAGCACTAGCTAACCAATATGCTCGCAAACCAGAAAAGATTGCTAATAAAGTATATGGCAATAGAATGGGTAATGGTCCTGAAACGTCTGGTGATGGTGCCAAGTATTGTGGTCGTGGATATATTCAGTTAACGGGTAAAGATAACTATACAGCATTTGGTAAATCAATTAATGAAGATTTAACAAAAGACCCAACAGTAGTAGCAGACAAATATGCTTTGTTATCAGCAGCATGGTTCTTTAGCAAAAATGGCTTACATAAATTAGCAGATGGTGGTGCAACTGATGCCGTTGTTACACAAATTACTAAACGTGTTAATGGTGGTACTATTGGTCTAGCTGATAGAATCAAACATTTTAAAGAATATCACGCATTGTTAGCATAACAAAATTATATACTGCCATATTTATATGTAGTAATTACTAATTATGGCGGTATATAAAATTTTTCCTGAAAAAAGTGCTACTATATATTCATACTACCCAACATTAAATACGGGTATTGATGAAATATTGGAAATTAGTACTTTTCAATCTATTGATGGTAACAGTGAAGTATCACGTGCATTAATAAAATTTCCTACAGATCAAATTAATGATATAATTCTTAATAAGGTATCTGGTAGTACATATGATGCTTATCTTAAAGGATATTTAGCTAATGCTTCTGAAATCCCATTAAATTATACTTTATTTACACACCCAGTAGCTGCTAATTGGGATCAAGGCACAGGAAGACTAGGTAATGTTCCTACAACAACAGATGGTGTAAGTTGGAAATACACAAACCAATCAGGAAGTACAGTATGGACTAATGGTAGTTTTCCTGGTGGTGTAACAGGATCTTATACTGGATCAAATATGGGTGGTGGTACTTGGTTAACTAATGCTAACTATGCTTCATCCCAATCATTTACTAACATTTCAACTAAAGATATTGAAATAAAAGTAACTAATACTGTTGCTGATTGGTATAGTAATGCAATATCAAACAATGGTTTTATTTTTAAACACAGTAGTTCAATAGAATTTACTACTGCTTCTAAATTTGAAACAAAATATTTTTCAGCAAACACCCATACAATTTATCCTCCAAGTTTAGAAATTAGATGGAATGATTTTTCATACAATACAGGCTCATTAACAGTAGTTACATCTAGTTATTTTGCAGCTGTTATAAACAATAACAAATCAGAATATCAACAGGACTCAATTCAACGTTTTAGAGTTGCTGTTAGAGGGTTATATGCACCTACAGCATTTAGAACCCTATTAAGTTATGGTAATACTTATGCTTTACCTACTTCTTCATATTGGGCAATAAAAGATTTGGATACTGAAGAAATGGTCGTAGATTACGATACGTCATATACTAAAATTAGTTGTGATAGTAATAGTAATTATTTTGATGTATACATGAATGGCCTAGAACCAGAACGTTACTATAAATTACTTATTAAAACTATTCTTCCAACTAAGGAAGTAATAGTAGCTGATAAAGATTATATTTTTAAAGTTGTAAGATAATGTCTCAAATACCAGTACAGAAAACTGTATTTAATAAAGATAGTTTTGGTAGAGTAATTAACACTCAATTTAGCCAATTACTAAATCAAACTGTAGAAGAAACTAATACTTTTACAGTAGATGATTTCTTTCAATTATATGAAGATTTATTTTATCAAATTCCTAAAGAAGGAGATACTAACTCTCATAGATATATCTTACAACGTGAGGCTGATTATTTAGGTGTTAGTATCAGTCAAGATGATATTCAAGCATTATTAAATGAAATTACATCATTAAGACAACAAGTACTTGAATCACAAACAACAATAAACGAATTGACTAAGAAATAATGGCAGATAATATTAAAATAGTAGGCAATATATTAAGTGAACAGCAGGTACCTCGTTATGATACTGCTGATACTAATTTACTTACTACTCAAACGATCCAAAAAGATTTTGGTTTAGTTAATGATTATATTGAATATTTTGTTTATGATGGTGGTAGTAATTTACTAAATACAAACTATACTTATAGAGATTTTAAAGCACCATCTACATCATATGTTAATCCAAAAAACAATGGATTACCTATTATTGAAATTGATCCTGTTAAAGATTTACAAAATTTAGGTTATTCATCGGGGGAATTTAATGTACAATATAACTTATTTACTAATAAAATTTCAAATCCTAATGCTGAATTATTTCTAAAAGAAATATCAGCAGATAGAACTGAATTAAGAGTAGGATCTACTATTTTAACTAATGAACAAATTGAAAGTGGGTCTTTAGAACTTATAAATGAATATACTAATTCTCCTTACTTTGTAGATTATCTTTTAAATTTTAGCAACAATACTCAAGTAGTAGTAGTAAACGTTGCTCTTAATAAGGTAGAAAGTGGATATGAAATATTATTTAAATTATATCAACCACTACCGGAAAGTATTCAAGAAAAAAGTACATTATGGGTAGTACAGGAAAAATCATTTCCTTACTCTTTTAATATTAATCTAGATACATTAATAATACAGGCTCCTGGTCCTAAACTAAGGGGTCCTAATTTTAATATTGATATTCCAAATCAAAATAACATTGCTACATCGTATCAAACATATACTAGTTTAATTGATAACGTTCAAAACGTATCTACATCTTCGTATCAACAATTATTAAGTTTAATTACATCGCAAAACATTGATATAAATGTAGACTACACTGACTTTACAAATTTTGTATTTTTTAGTTCTGCTAAACAAAGAGTTATTAATTTCTATGGTAAAGTAAAAAAAATAGAAGATTATAAAACTAATATAGCTAAATATGCTGTATCTTCTTCTATGTTTCCCAACATGGTTGCGGAATCAAATTTAGCAACATCCAGCATTAATACTATTATATCTCAATTTGATGGATATGAACAATACTTATATTTTGAATCAAGTTCATATACATGGCCAAAAACTACTACTACTATCCCTTATGTTTTAGCAACAACAGCATCTGCTCAAACATGGTATAATGCTCTTACAGGTAGTGGTGACACTTATGATGATGATAATCAAAATAATTTAATATTTACTTTACCTTCATTTATTAAAGATGATGATGATAATGCTCCTTACATCACATTTCTTAACATGGTTGGTCATTATTTTGATAATATTTGGATATTCTTACAAGCAGTAACTGATATTAATCTAGCAAATAACAACCTAGAAAAAGGCGTTTCTAAGGATTTAGTATATTATGTATTACAATCATTAGGAGTTAAATTATATAACCAATACGGCAACTCAGACAATACTAATTTTTTAATTGGTACTAGTGGTAGTTCTAATTGGGATAATAATTTTACCTATACTGGTTCTTATTTAAATGCTTTACCACGTAAAGATTTACTTGCTGAATCATATAAAAGAATTTATCATAACTTACCTTTACTATTAAAAACTAAAGGTACATCTTATGGCTTAGAAACATTAGTTTCTACTTTTGGTATTACAGGTAGTGTATTACAAGTAAAAGAATATGGTGGTGATATCAAATCAGGACTATTAGATGAATTTAAT